CCCGAGTCACATCTTCCGGGTCTGGAATGAAGTCCTATTCTGGGAACTTCATCCACACTCGCGAGTATGACTTCAAGAGGAGGTTTGTCGCCTCCCCTTACGGGTTCTCTTCGTCCGTTGAAAACCTCACGGCTTTTCAATGGTCGATCCTCGTCGCTCTGGGCCTTGCCCGGCAGCGGTGATCCACAACTGAAAAACAACTGAACAAGGAGGAAGGATGGCTTACAGCGATCCTCAGTCTGTCACTATCGGTACCACGCCTGGAGCAGTCTCGCTTGCGCGAGTCAATTCGGGCTCTGAAACTGGTTCCTTCCGGAACTATGATCAGAAGACCGAGCTCAAGGTGGGCACTACCTACGGTCGTCGCACGCGCCACACGGCACGTGTTGACTTCTCGAAGGTGGTCACCGACCCTCTCATTGCCACGACGAATGTCCTGGCGAGTGGTTCGGTGTACCTCGTCGGCGATTTCCCGGCTTCCGGGTTCAGCGCCGCCGAAAAGAAGGACCTTGCAAAGGCTCTTCTGACATGGCTCACCGCATCCACGGATGCGGCTCTCATCAAGCTTCTTGCTGGTGAGAACTAAGTGGATATCCTGTTCGTCGTCGTAGCGCTCATGCTGAGCGCCGGGACTTCGGCAGCTATCACTCTTAGTGCAGCCATCGCCTTTTTCAGGCGAAACTGAGGGAACTGACCGTCCGCTGGATCAACAACCCCACAAGGAGGATTGATGAAAAGCCAGTTGGACCTCCATCTGCTCATCGCTGAAGATCAGCTAGAGCAGCTGGGTGTTCCCGCTTCGCGAGACCTCGCTACCATGAGGTCCCGCACTGAACATGAGGGTGAGGAATTCCTCACTCTCACGCTCCCAAAGCTGGGCCCTCTTCTCGAAGAGGGCCTGGCCTCGGGGCGTCTCCCGCTGTCATCTCCTATCGGATTCAACCGGTGGAAGAAAAACAGCCAGCTGCCCGCGTTTTTGCACGGGCTGTGGAGATTGGTGTTCAGTGATGACGGGTACATCTTGGATACACCGTCCCCTGATGCTGTGCGCGCCTTGAGGCAGATATTTTATCTGCACTCGAAGCTTAAGGAGCTTCCTACCCCTGACAAGGTAGAAGCCGCGCTTCAACAGTATGTGGAGACGGACAAAGCCATAGATAATTCGATGCCAGAGGGGCTCCGCAAGGAGTTTCTCTCGGTAGCGAAGGATCTATGGGGGTACGACTTGACGATGATGGAGCGTCGTCTCTCTCGAGAGACTTTTCTTCGTCATGCCAAGCACGGACCAGGTGTGGTGTCCGACAAATCCGTTACATCTAACGGAAAATGGACAGTACGCGAATGGACAGATAGACTCCAACGAGTCTTTCCGTTCTACGAGTACCTTACTCATCGGCCTCTCACTCGTGAGATGATTGATGAGTATTGCCTACACCTCCCCGGCCAGGAACCACCTGCTAGGGTGATTACTGTGCCTAAGACGGCGAAGGGACCCAGAATCATTACCGCTGAACCGGTTTATAACCAGTTCATTCAACAAGGCTTGTCAGCCGAGTTCGAACGTTGGATGTTCCAACGGCGTAGTGTCTCCTACGAGTACCAGACTCCGAACCAGGAGCTGGCACGCGAAGGTAGCATTTCTGGTGAGTGGGCTACACTCGACCTCTCAGAGGCGAGTGACCGCTTGTCCCTCGGGATCGTGAAGCTTCTGCTGCGCAGATACCCTGTCATTCATGACAGTGTTCTCGCTTGCAGAAGCCAACGATCCGTTCTTCCGGACGGAACTACAGTTCTGCTTCGGAAGTTCGCGTCTATGGGGTCTGCGCTCACATTTCCAATCGAAACTCTCGTCTTCGCGACGATAGCGGCGATGGGAATGCGACGCAAGTATCCAAAGATGACGAAGGTTGCTATTGAAAACAACCTTCGTGTCTACGGGGACGATATCATCGTTCCCACGGACTGCACCCAAGATGTTGTGGACTGTCTGGAGTCTTTTGGACTTCGAGTCAATCGCCACAAGTCTTTCTCAGAAGGTAACTTCAGAGAGAGCTGTGGAGGTGACTTCTTCATGGGCTCCCGGGTAGTACCCGTAAGAGCTAGAAGAAGGCTCCCACAACATCGCGGCAACGTCGAAGAGCTAGTCGCCATGGTAGCTTTCCGCAACCTGTACTGGGAACAGTACGGGCCAACGAAAGCGGTGGCTAGTCTCGATGCCTACATTAGACGGTTGATACCGTTTCCTGCTGGGCCTCGGGATACGTCTGCCCTGGTACGCTGGGACTTTTCGTTCGTTCCTGACGGAACGAAAAAAGAAACCCAGGTACCATACGTCTATGCGGCGCGTCCACTGTATTCCTACAGGGGCGATCCGTTAGACGGGGACAGCGCACTCTTGAAGTTCTTCTGGACTCCTTTTCAGGAGGACCCGAAGCATCTTCAACGTGCCGGACGCCCGATCGCGTCAAAGATCACGATCGGAAAAGTCAGCCTGTAAGGACTGACGGCTACTCCAAGAGTAGGAAGCTATTGCTTCAGTGAGG